GCACTTCCAGGGATCACAGAGGTCAATCAATGACCACCTCTCAGCCCTCGCTCATTGATGCTCCTGGGCCGCCACAGCACCAGCGACGCACAGCGCACCCGCTGGCATGGATCGACTCGTCACTGATCCGAGCCGTCCGCTGCCGCACCTGCAAAGCTCCGATCCTTCGCGGACCCCACGCCGAATGGTGCGCCTTCACCATCGAAGTGGACTCAACCCCGCTGTCGGCGATCGGAGAAGCCCTCGCACTCCTCGCCCACCGAGCCACCTTCGCCGTCCAACGGATCGGTGGGCGGCTCCGGTTCACCGGCCTCCGCGACGCCAACCGGATCACCTCCCGCCCAGCCGGCACCCCACGACTCGACATCTACGCCACCCACGCCTGTGGCGCGGCACCGCTGCCCTCCTGCGAGTCGGCGTTCACCCCGCCACCACCCGCCGACCCCAACGCCGAATGCCCGTTCTGAGGAGAGCCCTTGATGATGATCACGACCGCGCAGAAGCTCATCGAGCTCGTCGACCTCGCCGCGCTCCTCCCGGCCATGCTCCAACCCGCCACCACGGTGAAGCCGGGCCGTACCACACCCCCAGGGATCGCCCACAGCCCGGCCCCGGTCCGTCTCGAGCTCCTCCACGTCCTCGACGGCCGACTCCGCGACCTCGGCGACGACGCCGAAGACCGCGCATGGCACGACCGCGCCGCCGGAGACCACCGCCAAGGCCTCCTCCCCGACCTCTACCAGTGGGCCAAACTCGTCGACGGCGAAGCCCGCGACGCCGGCCGCGAACCCGCCGACCTGCCCGACGAGTCGATCACCCTGACCGCCGTCACCGCCTGGCTCCACGGCCAGCTCGGCTGGGCCCTCATCCAGGACTGGGGCTACGCCCTGGCCCGTGACATCGACTGGTGGTGGAGACACCTCCGACACCTCACCGGTGAACGCGACGACTACCAGCCCCGCTGCACCCTGTGCCTGTTCCCCATCACCCAGGCGGACGGCGGCGGCGTGTGGACCTGCCAGGGTTGCGGCAACGAGACCAGCCTCGACGCCGCGCTCCACCGGCTCGCCGAGCCCCTCGTCACCCTCACCCAAGCTTCCGAGATCACCGGGGTGCCGCTCACCACACTGAAGTCCCGAGTCGCCGCTGGGGCACTGCTGCCCATCAGCCCAGCCGGAGTACGACCCGCCCAGTACAAGCTCCGCGACATCGGATCTGCACCGGTCCGAAACTGTCAGACCCAGTGAGCTACGCTATACACAGATTGCACGGTCGTTTGACTTTGCACGGGGGATCTGTTAAAGGAGGAACGCTGATGACTACGACGCCAGAAGCCACTCACGCGGAACAGAACGGACCCGCACTGCGACCACCAACGCCCCTCCCACAGCGAGACTGGCACGCACTCGCCGAGCAGGCAGCAGCCGCACGGCGCGCCGCCCAGGAGATCCGCAAGGACCGACCCGCCAGCTTCACCCCAGCCGTCGGATTCGCCCACAGGGGCTGAGCGTGGCCGAGAACCGCACTCCCCTCTTCGCAGCCAGCCAGGCCGGCAGATACGCGCGCCAGCAGCTGATCAAGGACTATGAGGAGGCAACGGGCGCCAACCTCATCGTCATGATCGACCAGGTGTTTCCCCGAGGGGTCACCCTCCTCGAGGAGCTCCTGGTCGGCCTCGACACAGCCAAAGACCTCCACCTGCTTCTATCGACCCCAGGCGGCGACGGCGAGGTCGCGGTTCGGCTCGTACGAAGCATGCAGGCGCGCTGCGCCGAACTCACCATCATCGTTCCCGACATGGCCAAGTCGGCCGGCACCATCATGTGCCTCGGCGCCGACCAGATCCTCATGGCGCCTCAGAGCGATCTCGGGCCCGTCGATCCGCAGTTCCAGGTGAACAACTCCCTGGTGGGCGCCAAGGAGATCGTCGCCGCCGTTAAGACCGCGGAGCAACGAGTGGCCGAGCAGCCCAACTCGTTCCCGCTCTACTCAGGCCTGCTCGCTGACGTGAACATGCTCATGGTGGAGCAGGCCAAGTCCGCGATGGAGCGCACGACCGCGCTAATCGACGAAGCGCTGCAGTGCCGCTCGAGCGACCTCGGCGACGATCAGCGCAGCGAGCTCGTCGAAGCGCTACGCAAACCGCTCATCGACGACCTTACCGACCACTCAGCGACAGTCGGCCCGAAGATGGCCGAGAAGATCGGACTGCCTGTACACATCGCCGATACAGGCTCGGACGAATGGCAGATCATCTGGGGGCTCTGGGCGCGCTACTTCGAACTGGGCTGCTGGCCCGTCGGGCTCGTCGCTGTCTACGAGGGGCGCATGGCCTCACAGGTTTTCGCACACCGGTAACCCAGCCTCGCGATGTGGTATCGTCTTTCACGTCTTACAAACGCGCCCATAGACACCCGAACCCTCGCCGAGGCCACCGCCCGCGGGGGTTCACACATCCCGAGGGAGCTTCGATGGCGCGATCGTCCTCCCGCAACATGAAACGCCTCCGACAAGCGTTCTTCGACGAGGGCGCCCGGCTCGACGCGCACCCCGACACCCGAGACCTCGCCCAGTGCTGGCTCTGCAAGCAACGCATCGACTACAGCGTGCCACCCAACAGCACACCGGACAGCCACAACCTCGACCACTACGTCACGATCGCCGACGACCCGACGCTGCAGGAAGACCCCACGAACTTCCGCCACGCCCACGCCGACTGCAACGCGGCCCGCGGGCGGCGGGCGCCATCGCCCGGGCTCGGCGAACCCATCCCCGACTGGTGGTAGCCCCACCGACCACCAGAAAATCCAGCAAACGGACCGGGGGTGTCCACCGCGGGGGGCAGTGGTCCTCTCTCCCCGGGCTCGATTTTGGTGGGGGTCGCGAGGGAGGAACGTTCTATGACTACGCCTTTCCCTGACAGCGGCGTGTCGGCCGCGTTGGAGCGCGCGTTGAAGTCTGCGCGGCATCTTCGGGCTCGCGATTCGGCAGCGGTCGCTGCGGCGCGGGCGTTGGCGAAGAAGATCGACGCTTGGGACACGATCGCGCAGTGGGCGGTCGAGGACGCTGCTGAGGACGGCGGGCGGCCGAAGGTCCCGGCTAACGACAACGTGTCTCTGGCGAGCTTCCTGAAGTACCTCGACGCGCTCGGTCTGCTACCTGGCGAGGCTGCGGCACCAGCGAAACCGGGCTCTGCGTCTGTGTCTCCGGAGCCGCCGGCGGATCCGTTGGCGGTGATGCGGAAGGGGCTTCGCTCAGTTCAGTAGGAGGTCCGGCCTGTGCTGAAGTACGGCAAGACCGAGCCCCGGATCTTCACCCGCCCGCTTCGCGACCTAACGCCGGAAACCTCGCGCGGGTTCGAGGTCATCGCGTTCGCCGAGACCGTGCTGATGGTGTCCCTCCTGCTCTGGCAGAAGTGGCTGCTCATCCATCTGATGGAGTTGAACCCGGACGGCACGCTCCGGTTCCGTAAAGCGCTGATCATCGTCGGCAGGCAGAACGGGAAGACGCTCGTTGGCGCGGTCCTGGCCGCGTACTGGTTGTGGGTCGATTCGGCGCGCTGGCCCGCGGCCACCTATGAGGAGGGTTTCGTCATCGTCGGTGCGGCGCAGAAGCTCGACATCGCGTTGAAGCCGTGGCGGAAAGTCCGCCGTTGGGGTGGCCCGGATGATCCGAAGGCGCGGCCGGCGCGGGAGCGGGTTCCGCTGCTCCAGGCCGCCACATATCTGCCGCGGATGGTCAACGGCGAGGTCGAAATCCGCTGCCACAACGACGCGGTCTATTTGCCGAGGACATTCGAGGGTGCCCGAGGTATCAGCTCGGTGCGGCTGCTCCTGGACGAGTTGCGGCAGCAGTACGACTACGAGGGTTGGGCGGCGATCGAGAAGTCGGCGACCGCGCAGTACGACGCGCAGCTGGTCGCGTTCTCCAACGCCGGCACCCACCGATCCGTGGTGCTGCGGGACGTGCGGGCGATCGCGCATCGCTCGGTCGACGACCCGGCGGCGCAGTGGTTTGTGGCCGAGTGGACGGCACCTCCGGAGGCGAAACTCACCGATCCGGCAGCGTTCGCGCAGTCGAATCCGTCGGCGGGGTATCTGCCGGGGATGACGATCGCCGGGTTGATGCAGACCACCGCGGAGGCGGTCAACAAGTCGGTGGAGAAGATCGAGGTCTTGGGGCAGTGGGTGTCTCAGGAAGTCTCCCCGTACGTCGATCCGCTGGACTGGAAGCGGCTGCAGATCGCACCGAGTGAGGTGCGGATCCCGCCGGGTGCGCGGACGGTGTGGGCGGTCGACACGTCGGAGGACCGCTCAACCACCTGGATCGCCGCGGCTGTCCAGACCGAGGGCGGCAAGCCGCTGGTGACGGTTCGGACGAAGCGCGTCGGGATTGTGTGGGCGGTCAAGTACTTGCGGGACCTGGCCGACAAGTCAGGGTGTCGCGAGGTGGCGTTGCAGGCGCAAGGCTGCCCGGTGGTGGAGCTGGTCCCGCTGCTGGAGGCCGAGTACGAGACCGAAGACGGCCGGAAGCGGCCGGGGCTGACGGTCCACAAGATGGATCGGCCGACGTGCGCGATCGCGACCGGCCGCATCAAGGACCGGGTCCGCGACAAGCACCTGGTGCTCACCGCCCAGCCCGATATCGATATGGCGATCGAGGGTGGGATCGCGACGAAGTACGCGGAGAATCGGCTTTGGTCTCGTGGGGCGTCGAAGCCCCTCGACATCTCGGGTATCTGTGCTGAGACGTGGGCGTTGTACGCGCTCGAGGCACTCCAGCCGAAGCCTAAACGCAAAGCACCACCGCCACCGCGGGCCGCGGTTCTGACGGCTGAGGCCAGCAGGCTCGGGGACAACCTGCTGACGATGCAGTTCTGAGAAGGGGGTCTCCGAGTGACTGAAGTCGGATACCAGCGAGCAGGTCTCCCGTCGTGGGGCAGCATCGCGGAGGAGTCGGCGGAGACGAATCCCGCCATGCAGTGGCCGGCGTCGAATGACACCTACGACCGGATGCGCCGAGAAGACACACAGGTCGGGTCCGTGTTGCGGGCGATCACGCATCCGATCCGGCGCACGTCGTGGATGATCGACCCGGCCGGGGCCCGGGACGAGGTGGTCGACCTGATCGCCGACAGTTTCGGGCTACCCGTGAAGGGACGGCCGACCACCGCGCCGTTGCGGGTCGGGAGCCGGTTCGACTTCGACGAACACCTCCGCCTCGCGCTCCTCGAGCTCGTGTTCGGGCACTCGCTCTTCGAGCAGGTATACCTGGTCGGGGATGATGGACGAGCCAGGCTCCACAAGCTGGCATGGCGACCACCGCGCACCATCGCGAAGTGGGATGTCGGTGCCGACGGCGGGCTGATCGCGATCGAGCAGCACCAGCTGGTCGCGGGACGGGCAGTGAGAATCCCGGTCGCGAAGCTCGTCGCCTATGTCCACGAGCGTGAGGGCGCGAACTGGATCGGCACGTCGCTGCTGCGGACCGCCTACAAGAACTGGTTGTTGAAGGATCGAATGCTGAGGGCTCAGGCTCTCACCGTGGAGCGCAACGGCCTCGGCGTGCCGACCGTGACGGGCGCGCCCCTGCCTGACGGTGTGGAACTGTCGGAAGCTGAGGCGCTTGCCTGGGTGGAGACGCAACGCGTCGAGGGACTGAAGGTTGCCAAGGAACTGAGGGCCGGCGAGACAGCCGGCATCTCGCTCCCGCACGGTGGAAAGGTCGAACTGCTCGGCGTGACCGGGCGGCTCCCGGACACCGACGGTCCGGTCCGCTACCACGATGAGCAAATTGGCCGGTCGGTGTTGGCACACTTCCTGAACCTCGGCACGGAGACAGGCAGCTGGGCGCTCGGCAGCACGTTCGCCGACTTCTTCGTCGGGAGCTTGAACGCGGTCGCTGGCCACATCGCGAACGTCGCCCAGCAGCACGTCGTTGAGGACCTCGTCGACGCGAACTGGGGACCGGCAGAGCCGGCGCCGCGGCTGATCGTCGCAACGATCGGCGAGGAACAGCCCGCCACCGCCGAGGCCATCAAGACGCTGGTCGACTGCGACGCGATCACCCCCGACCAGCGGCTCGAGGAGTACCTGCGGCAGCGCTACAAGCTGCCGGTGGTGGACCCCACCACGGCGCGCACCGCGCCCGACCCAACGACAGGAGACCCCACGTGAAGACCACGAGCAGGGCGCCGCGCGACTGGTACCGCATCGCCTGTGTCGAGCAGGCCCCCGATGAGCTGACTAGCGTCGACGTCTACATCTACGACGAGATCGGTGAATCCTGGTGGGGCGGCATCAGCCCGCGCCAACTCGTCGACGACATCGCCGACCTCGACGTCGACACCATGGTCGTACACATCAACTCCCCGGGCGGTGCCGCGTGGGATGGGCTGACGATCATGAACGCCCTCCGCGCGCACCCGGCACGGGTTGAGGTCGTTGTCGACGGCATCGCCGCATCCGCCGCCAGCGTGGTTGCGATGGCCGGCGACAAGATCACGATGAACCTCGGCGCGCAGATGATGATCCACGACGCCTCTGGTGGCTGCTGGGGGCCTGCGGCGTTGATGGAGGAGACCGCGCAGATCCTGCACAAGCTCTCCGACTCCTACGCCGACGTGTACGCCG